ACTGGGGGAAGTTGTACCAACACCCAAGTTAGTACCATCAAACACCAAAGCACTACCTGAAGTGACTACTTTAGAGCCGTTCAAGTAAGCAACACCGTTGGCTGTGCCTGCACTATTACTGATTGAACCAGCAATAGCCAATGTCTTACCAGAACCAATATTTAATCCAACAGATGTACCTGTACCGTCAGACTTGAAGATCGCATCAATGGTGTCAAGATCGGTATTGATCTTTGTACCCCATGTGTCTGTTGACGCGCCAACCTCTGGTTTGGTCAGCGATATGTTGGTGGTTGTGGTATCAGCCATTTTTCAATCCTCATGCAGCAATTTGCCACGTTTCAGTGTTATCAGATATTGGAACCCAAGTCTCTGTCGTATCGTCAATATCCGTCCATGATTCTGACGTATCAGAAGCAACTACCCAATCATTTGACGTGTCATCAATTCCTGTCCACGTCTCATTTGTGTTGTCCTCATTTTCCCACTTTTTACGCGCATAAACAGACATTTCTGAATTGCACGAAACTGTGAAACCTTCATTCTGGACACGGATGCCATCAATGATGACTTCGCTTGATGCCTCAATCGTAACTGGCTGATTCACAATAACTTGTGAACTGACAGTCATCACAGCATCATCAAAGAGACTTATCTCAGCAAAAGCAACGCGAACTCCATTGACAGCCATTGCGCTTGCATCAGTTGATGTCAATGCGCCAATGGCAATACGTTCGCCAGAAATAGATGCAGAGAAAACAGATGCAGCAGTTACAGCGCCTATTGCGTAACGCAATCCATCAATAGAAGCAGAAGATGCAGATGCAGCGGTTGCTGCACCAATTGCAATACGTTCGCCAGCAGCAGTTACTGAACTGGTTGATGCAATAGTAAATGATGCATCAGGCTTGACTACGTTGGCAGCAACTGCAACAGCACTGGCGCTAGAAACAGAAAACGCGCCTATACAGACGCGAGTTCCTGACGTAGTGACAACTGAGTCATCTACGATTGCTACGGCTCCAAGGGATACTCCACGGGAGTAATTGCCCCCGCCGTAATAGCCAGAGCCGTAAGCTGCCATGATTAGGTCAGAGTGACTGTCAGACTAGATGCAGGGATACGGAACACGTCACCATCGTTGATAGTACGTGATGTAGTCAATGGCGCCCATGCCAACATAGTTCCACCGCTTGATGCTGTGAAGATTGCAGCATGAGTCACAGTACCCCAGTTGCCACCAGAAGCAGCAGCAAATTCGATTGCAGCAGAGTTTGTTGCAGTAGTTGGAGATGTGCCTGAAACACTGATTGTTCCAGTTGCAACACGCGCATAAGCGTTGCCAGTAACTTCAGTACCGCCACCAGTATCTGATGGTGCTGCTGTGAACAAACCAACATACCAAGCTGTTGGACGTGTTGCTGAGTTAGTGGTCAATAACCAGTTGAGAACTAGGTTCTCTGTGTAATCGCTAAAAGATGACATCTCTTATTCCTTATCCAAAAGTTCTTGCTCTTGCCTTCAATGCGCCACCAGATGTCGCACCACGGTCATCAGCAACTTGCAAATCTTCCATTGCTGACGTATACATCGTTGCCCATGTTGTGATTCTCGCATCATCCTTCAAGTATGGAGCAGCCTGTAACAACGCACCATACAAATAGACATCAGGAGCAGCAGTCAGCAACCAATTTGTTGTAGTTGTATCTGATAACTTAGTCAACTTACCGTAATAAGTCAACTCAGCCGTATATGATGAATCAGGCACTGGAACAGTACGAATCTGAGAACCAACAATACTGAAATATCGTGGCTTGCCTGACGATGGATATTGAGATTGCAGATTGTCAAGAGAGTCAATCGTCTCAAACTGCAAAGGAGTCACTGGATTCGTTTGCAGCTTGAGAGACTTAACTTCCAAAAAGTCTGCTGGAACAGTGCCGTACTCAGTGTCCACAGTGGCTGTTGCACGAACAATCATTTGACGTGTTCGCAGCTTACGCTCAACTTGCGCTTCAGCCAATGAGATGAAGTCAGGGATTGCTGCTGTCAGATCGGTACGGTTCAACCAATCACCAACTGAAGACTTCAACTCTGAGTAGGTAGAGAGTGCCATTAGGATGCCTTTTGTGCTTTCTCCAAGTCACGCATCACCCAAGTGTGATCGTGCCTGAATTCAAATGTCCCAATGTGTCCGATTTCCTTCGACACATCGTGGTCTATGTATATTTTAAAGCCAGCAGCCGTTGCTTTGCGACAGAAGAAAACATCCTCACCAATGTAGCCACGTTTGTCTGTACGCCAAGGAGTTTCAAACCACGGCTCTGATAATTTCTCAAACACTTTACGTGAAATCAGCATCACGCCCATACCAATGGACTCAACTTCTTCCAATCCTGTTGAATCTGGCATTGAGTAGACAAGCTGACCGTCTAAGCCTCTAGCTGTTGGTCCTGTTGGTAGACGACGACGAGCGCAATTGGTAGCCACGATGTCTTTTTCATGTGCCAGCAAACGACCAACCATGTCCTGCGGGAATGTCATATCTGAGTCAATGAACAAAACGTGAGTGCAGTCCTCACGCATTGCTTCAAGGCACAAATCTGCGCGTTGGTTCTGAATCAAGGTTCCTTGATTGATCTTCAAGCAGATTGCATCAGGTGTGTTGAGTGTGTGATACGCCACCATATTGACCAAACAGAACGTGTAGTTCGAATGGACCATATCTCTCGCTGGTGTGCATACTGCAATGTATTTAACGGTTTCTTGTGTCATTTTTTATACTTGTCCTTCTTTCACGCGAAAGAATCTGTTGTCAGGGTCATTTAACCAACGCTTCATATAAGCATCATCATCCAATTTGCCTTGAGCCTTTAGTTCGTAGTAAACAGACAATGGGATTCGTGCAACATGATGGAACTCACCTTTCCATCCAGTGTTGTCGGATTGCGTTAAGTCCATCTTGTTCATCTCAATGATGGGCTTTACGTCTTGCAATGTTTCAATCGTTGCCTCATCTTTTTCTTCGTCGTAGTGCCAGACTTTTTTGATGCCTGTGTACTCGTCGTAGTCAAATAATCGTGATTCGTTCATATAAAAAAAGGGGCGAGTTTCCCCGCCCCTTCCATTGCTTTGATTAAGAAGTAATCAAGTCAGCAGCCAATCCCATTGCGTTCTCAGCCAACACTTTGTGACCCCACTCAACGATCAGCATACGCTTCTCAGCGTCACCAGTCTTGGCGAGTTCAACTTGTTGGTAAGGACGCAGAGTAGTCATCTTAGCCATGTCAGGGTCGATAACCCATGCGTCACGCTCACGTTGGAAGCGGTTAGCCACAACAGACACGTTACCGAAGTCAGACACATAGATGTCAACTGCACCAACCAAAGTTGCAGGACGATCACCACCGTTGATGTTGAAACGGCTTGATGCGATACCAGAGAAGCCAGACACGCGCTGCTTGTTCACTGGACCTGTCATCAACATCTTTGGTGTACCGCCAGCAGTCCACACTTGTTGAATCACGTTCTTCAAGATGGTTTCAGTGAAAGTACGAACGTTACCGTCAGTACGGGCGCTGTTAGGCAAAGTGGTGTACGAAGGGTTCGCACCGTTGGTTTGCATATCAACGTTAGTCTTGACGAAAGCGCCCAAAGAAGCAGTGCCACGGGCAGTTGTAGTGTTGCCAGCAGCAGCCACAGCGCCATTCAGCAATGTGAATTCTTGGTCACGCTTCAACTCAGCGCCACGCTTGGCGATTTGGTAAGCCAATTCGCTACGACGACCAGCTTTGTTCACTGTTTCTTCAGTGGCAGACAACACGATTGTCTTGCGGCTGATCTGAGCGTAGTTTTGCATACGCACAGTAGCAGTCACGCTGTCGAAAGAAGTGATGTCGTCACCTTCCAACTGCTTGTTAGCAGCGGCAGCAGCCAATGCGTCAGTCTGCCACTCGTACAAAGAGTTGCTCACAGACTCACGGCCGATGTTGCTCATGTAAGGAGTTTCTTCGGGAGAGATGTTTGTGATGACGTTTGACAGGTCTTCACGGATGCCTTTTGCATCAAAGGTGGTAAAGGTGTTAGTTACGATAGACATTCAAGAGCCTCATTTCAAAAGATGTTCAATTGCTTTAGCCGCATCATCGACACGACCAGTTTTTGCAAGACGCTGTTTTGCGCGAGTACCTTCAGTTGTTGAGGAGACCCGACCAGCAGCACTAGGCTTTACTGGACGTGGACCGTTGTTGACTACGGGTTTGATGTCTTTACGTTTAGACATCATCTGGTCGTACAACGCTGCTTTACGCAAAGTAACGACAGCCCTGTGGTCAAAAACATTCTTGAGTTCATCTTCAGAATAGCCAACCTTCTGTCCAAACTCGATAAGCAAAGCCTTCTCAGCCTTCGCCTTCTTCTCGTCTTTCCATTCAGGCACAGCTTGAATGAGTGCAGCTTGCTGTTCAGCAAGTGTTGCCTTCAATTCTTCTGCTCGTTGTTGCGCAGTAAGCTGAGAAAGTCGTTGCTGTTCGGATTGAATAGCTAGTTTCTTCTCTTGCTTGTCACGCGCCAACTCTCGCTGACGCACCCATTCAATGGGGTCTTCCGTATAAAGACGGTCCCAATCAACAGGCTGCTCATCAGCAGACTCAAGTTGCTGTTGCAACGCTCCCAACAATTGAGCGTACTGTTCACGCTCGGCACGAATAGCAGCAGCTTCAGCCTCAACCTGTTTACGGGTTTCAGCGATCTGTTGCGTCTTTCGTGTGTAGTCTTGGGTTCTGCTGTAGCCTTTTTGGAGTTCGTCCAACGTCACTTCGACTTCCTTGCCATCAACTTTGACGGTGAAAACCTGTGGTTGTTCGTCTTCCTCTGCTTCATCAGAATCTTCTGACTGTTCCTCTGTCGTTTCGTCACTGGACTCGTCGTCTTGCACGTCCAGTTCTTCATCGGCAGAAGCCGCGACTTCGGACTCCTCGTCCTCAGTCAACTGCGTCTCGTCAACATCTTGGCTTTGTCCCTCATCGGGAGCCATCATTTGATCGAGTGCGCTGGCTGCATCAGCCACTGACATTGGTCCTGTTGGGACGCTTCCTGACGGATTAGCGATATTTCCTGACATTTCCAAATTCCTTAAACAAGTGATTTCTGAGCGCGTTGAATCTCACGTTGAGCGATCTTTCCGTTATCCATGATCTTGTTCATCTGGATACGGAACTGCTCAACTGCTTGAACCATGTGCCACGCACTCTCTCTTTTCACGGTGTCCTCTGGCTTCGTTGTTTTCCAAAGCCAGACAGCATCGTTCTCCATTTGCAGCAAAGCTGCTGAGAAGGCTTCGTCCTGTATCAGACTCTCAGCCTTCTTCCCTTTTCTTACGGTTTCTTCGTTGCTCACTTATGCCATTCCTTGTGGGTTGATGGGTTGCATAGGCTGCTGGACTTCAGGCTGTGCTTGCTGAACAAATTGTTGAGCAATCGCACCTTGCTGTCTAACAGTCTCGCTGTTCACATTCTGTTCTGCCACGATTTGGGCAGTGCTTATCTGTGTGTTGTACTTTAACTCAAGTTCGTATTGTTTAAGTAGTCGATCTTGAGTTAATTGGTCACGCCTGAAGTCGTCGTCAAGCAGCATTTGCTGGCGCTTCAATTCCAGTTCAGCCGCCTTCTTCTGGATGTCAGCCTGAATTGACTCAGCCTGAACCTTCGCCAAGATTTCTTCTGGAGATGGCTGTGGCTGCTTTTCAGGAGCCTTCCAATCGTCTGGCAAGTCATTTATGAACGTAGAAGCGTCCTTAAAGCCAGACAATTCGACCATCTTGCGCAAAGTACGGACATATTGCTGTGGTGTCACGACAGGGTTATCCAAGCCGTATTGACCAAGGATTGATTCCTGCTTTGCCACGAATTGAGCCAATGCAGCCAATTTCTCGTTGGTGTCGCCGTTGCCCAAACCAATGTTCACGGTCACGTCCATTGACGTATCCCAAGCGCGTGGGTCAATCTGCACCCACTCGTTGCGCAGACGAATCATCCGAGCCTTGTCTTGGTGTGTCACCGTCAAGAACAAAATCTTCTTAAACAAGGTTTTCATGCCTTCAGCCAACAGACGTGAAGTCAATTCAATACGACCTTGGCTGGCGCTGATAGTGGCAGCGACAGCAGCGCGTGTGGAAGACTGCAAAGCGTCAGCGTTCAAGCCCATTGCGGCTTTGCTCATGCCAGTACGGTCTTCCTTGATGCTATCCACATAGTCCAGCATTGGGAAAGCAGCTTGACCAACAAACGGCTGTGCAAATGTCTGCACCATGTTTGGCGCGCGCATACGAATCACAGCGCCTGTCTCGTTGTTCAGTACGTCATCAATGTTGACCTGACCTTCAACGATGGCAGTGCGTGGGTGAATCGACTGAGCCAACGAGTCCAGCGTATTACGCAGAATCTCAGACTTGATCTCTTGGATGTCGTGGGTAATGTCAAAGATTGAGCCAGCTTCCAATGGGGAAGTGTGTGGCTCTGGGTCGCATGGGAACGCCACGAATGGAATGTAAGCTGAAGGCAAGTTACGCTTGACTTCGTAGCTTGGACCCATTGTGCAAATCTTGCGTAACTCAGGAATACCGTCACCGTCAAAGTCAACACGGACGTACACCTCGCAGTACAAGACGCGCTGCTCCATTGGGTTTGCGCTTTGCTCAGTGAACTGCTGGTTGTTCAAGGCATGACGTGCCAAGTTTTCTTCGTTGTCAGCCAAGTCAGAAGAACCAACGTACTCAGTCACTTCATCTTCGTCATAACCAATGGAAATCAACTCAGCCACAGTTGCCATCTTGCGACGACCAATGATGGGTGAATTCTCAAAATCCAATGCCTGACGCGAAAGAATCAACTCCTCTGGAGCCACGCCATTGATACGGATACGACCAGTATTGACTTTGCGACGAATTTCAACGTCATGCAACATTGCTGGTTCAGGCATGATTGGCTGACCAGATGTAGGGTCAACTTGTGTAGGCATTGCCATCTGTGCAGATTCATCTGGATAAGAGACAACGATCTTGAACTCAATACCGTCTTCTTTCTCTTGCTCCAGCAACTGCAAAGTTGCATCGTCAAGACCAGAATATTGCTCAATACGGACTTCTTCGGATTCTTCCCAGACTGCTTCCATGATGCCGCACTTACGCGCCAAAGCATCCTTGAAAGTAGCGTATGCAGTCATAAATCCGTTGTTGTCAGCCGTGAACACATAGTTGGCATAGTCAGTGGCTTGCTGTGCGTTCTTCACGTCCTCTGGACCGCGTGGAACAAACTCAACGACATTCTCAGTGCTGAAGAAGACACGCATCAATGAAGGCATCATTGCCGAGATGGTGTCGCGTGTCTCCATAGCCACGACTTGCGAACGACCTTCTTCTTCGTTGCCGAAGGGGTCTCCACGGTAATAGCGTGTCGCCATCGCACGAATAGGCGACAAGTCTGAGTCAATGTAGGAAACAGCGTCAGTGATCTCTTGACCAATCAAAGCCTCAAGTTCTTCATCATCCATTGGCTGATGTTCTTCTTCTTCGGCTTTGACTTCTTCAGGGTCTTTCGACTCCATCAAGTCTTCAATCTTCTTCTTTGCCTTGTTCAGCAAAGCACTTTGCGTCTCAGACTCAAACTCGTATGGAACTTTCATTTCTTGCCCTTTTGCAATATGACGTACATGGAGTCCACCGCCCGTGGAGTCCTCAAAATCTCATCTTGTGGCAATTTTAGACTTTCCCCGACCTTTGAGAGCGTGAACTCCAGATGCTTAACAAAGAAACGGTCTTCCCAACCTAGATACCAATGCCAATCTGTGTAATACAGCCATGACTTCTCATTGAAGGCACGAACGTGAGTTGGGTCTTGCCAAGCACCATACGACAAGTCGTAAGGCACATGAATACGCATCTCGCCACCATCCTTCAACAAATCCTTGCAATTGGTCATCGCCTTGACCAAATCAGGGACGTGTTCAAGGATGTCGTTTGCCAATATAACGTCAAACATCTCACGCTTTACGCGGAAGTCGCCTTTGCGAGTTACCAGTAATTCACCCCAATGAACGTCCTGAATGTCAAGACACCAATCAGATTTGATTCGACGCTGGATGTCTGCGTTGATGCAGTCCTCACGCCAATCTTTACCTGAACCTAGATTAAGAACCAAAGAACTGTTCGACATACTGTGGACGGTTTTGCTCAATCCACGGACGTGCTTGAGCGTTGAGTTTCTCCACGTCAGAGCCAACTGTCTGGCTTCCAACGTGGTGGACATAAGAAGTTGAGACGTAATGTGAGTACCCTTTGGCTGACATATCCAAGCAGGAAACATCATCCGAATACCAGTTCAATGGTCCAAAACGACCATGATTCCAAGCATCACGCGAGACATACGCGAAGATTGGAGCAATCACATCAGTTGGGAAAATGTAGTCTTCAGACGCAAACCGATTCATGTAAATCGGGTCTGACTCTCGGTTGAACCGAATGTTCTGTGGACAGCGCACCGAGTCGCTACGCGCAGCAACCCAACCAACTGATGGCTCCAATGAACGAATCGTGTCCACGTCATCCAGCAATTTGGAATAACTGGTGGGGGTCAGTACAACATCGTCATTGCAGACGATACAAGCTGTGTGGTACTTCAAAGCATCGTCAATGATGTCGTTGTAGTCCTCACCAAAGTTACGCGCCTCGCCCACCATGATGCGGACATTGGACAAGTTCTCCATCTTGCTAATTACGGACTCTGGACCGCGAAGATAGACAAACGCTTCTGGCGCGTATTGCTTAATGCTTTCTAACAGTACAGGCAACCCCTTGCCGTGTACTGTGGAGATGCAAATCGGAATCACTTTTTCTTTTTCATTGGTTTAGATTTACCAGCTTCGCTCATTGCAATTGCAATGGCTTGCTTTGGATTGCGAACTTCTGGACCTTTCTTGGAACCAGAGTGCAATTTGCCAGCTTTGTATTCGCCCATGACCTTGGCGATTTTCTTTGCTGCTGCTGCGACTTTCATGCGTTACCCCTTCAAAGTTAATGGAATGACTGCATTATGCAGCTTCATACGTCATTTGGAAGATGTCTGGCTTACAAGGGTAGAACTCTCCTTTTACACCCTGAATAATCCAATCATCAATATTTGCCGTATGGTCACCCTCAAGCGTATTAATTGTTAAATACCAATGACGCTTTGCCATTGCTCTATTTCCAATCTTCGCACTACACCAATAAGCAACATCCAATATTGATTCTGTAGTTAATTGACGAGCCTCAATTACAACTGGCTTCTTACGAAATTTCATACTTTTTCCTTTTATGCAACCCGAGACACGTTCCTGCGCAGTGGCTTTGACCACTGTTGCGAAGTATTCGCACCAAACATCCCAATGGCTGCATCAGATGCGAACGTCAAAACAAAGCTGTCAGCCTTGTCAGGTGACTTCAGACCGCGCTTACGGATGTCATCCTTGGACTCAATCTGAATCTTTCCATTGGACGTGAAGAAATAACGCACTGTAGCCAACTCAGCTACAAGTTCTTCATCCAAAGGAATTCGACAATCTCGCGCCTCGAACCACGCTTTAGTCTTGTACCAAAGTTCGGCGCGTAAGTTTTTGTAAGTCGTACCCATTGCAGGGGACTCTGACACGTTGATGCCGCGGACAGGCAAACCCAACTCACGCAGTCGGTCAACCACGCCAGCGCCCAAGCCAATCGAGTCCACCAAGATTTCATGGGGACGCTGACTAGGAGTCAACGCTTCCCACTCAGCGACAACAGCGCCAGTGAGTTGCATTAAGTCCAAGTTCTTCCATGTCTTCGTGGGTTCAATCAGAGCATTACCCTGACGCTTTGACAAGGCAGAACGGTCACCACCAAAACGTGCAACGTCCAAACCCCATATCAACTTGGCGTGTTGAGAAGTCTCAACATCACGATGTTTAGCCAACTCAAGCAATTCCATTGGAATGATCGTGTCGTCGTCACTTCTTGGGAATTCACCAAGGACGCGAATCCGATAAGCGTTGGATTCCTCGCCATACCGAGCCTTCATCTCCTCAACGTAGGCTTCTGATACCCGTGGAGAGTCCACGCATGACACCTTCATCGTCACCCAATCATTGGCAAGACGGTTGTGCGTGTCGTAAAAGAAGCCAGAAGAACGGACAGGGTTACCAAGCAGGATGGTCACAGCGTTGTGTCCAGACATAGAGCCAGCAGCAGCTTCAAATACCTGTTCAGGAATACCAGACGCTTCGTCACCAATAAGCATGACGTTCTCAGAGTGGACACCCTGCAACGCTTCAGGCTGCTCGGCTCGGCTTGTCCTTGCGGATACGAAGGCTTCAGTCTGTGCTTCTTTGACCTCGATACGGTCCTGCTTGACTTCAAGCATATCGCGAAGTGTCTGCGGTAACTCCTTGACCCAACGCTTTAATTCCGCGAAAAGAGCGTCATACAACTGGCTGGACGTGGGGGCTGTCACCACCACCTTGACGGGGTAACGTAAAAGCAAATACCAGATGATTGCCCAACTTGCTCCTGTTGACTTTCCGACTCCATGACCAGATCGGACAGAGATTCGTCGCTCACCTTTGGCGATGTGGTTGAGCATCGTCTCTTGCCACGGGTCAGGGGAAGTGTTCAAGACTTCCTTGACAAACAACACAGGGTTGTTCTTGTATCTTGCCGTGAAAGCAATGAATGGGTTGTTCTTGATCTTCTCGTCTAGCTTCTTGGCAGCGTTGTCCACCAACTCTTGTGTATCAACGTGCAGTTTCTTTTTTGGTGTTGATTCTTTAGTCATGCTGGCATTGTGCCATCAAAGAAAGAATTAGTCAGCCATGACGTAATCTTTGCGCTCCCACGCTTTGCAAGTACGCAGGTTGTGGCAAATGAACTCAAACTTATGGCAATAGCCACGACCACCACCATCAGCATCAAAGCGATCTTGAGGGATTGACTCCATCTCTGCCAACATCTCAGGAGTATTGTCAAAGTATTCGCAGTTGGCGCATAGCTGTCGGCGAGCTTGAGATGGTGGAACTTTCCACTCTTTAGCGATGGCGCTCCAGTAAACAGCGTTTGTTCCGCTGGTCTTATCAGGACCAAGCATCTGAGTTCTCACCAAGGTGTCACGCATCTTGGCGTTGGTAGTAGCCGTCAAACCATTGATGTCAGCCTCTTTAGGCTCGCCACTCATCTCAATATCTAGGAGTCCCATAAAAACCTTTCAGCGGAACAAAAACGCATTGGCATTGTGCCATCAAAGAATGTAATGGGTTGTTGTGTCTTGTGTCCAAGCACTACTAAGAATTGGTATCTATACCAACACGGATGAGGATTACCACACGGATGCCAGTTTGCAACCTGCCGCGCCTCGCTCAACGAGCAATCCTCATGCGTCTTGATGTAGCGGTCAAGTGTAATCGTTTTTTAGATTTTTTAAAAAATTTTTTGGACGGTTGCTTTAATAACAGGGGGATGGGGGTGTGGTTGTTAAAATTTTTTTTTGGATATGTGTCGGCTTGCATCTGTAGCAGCGCCCCGCCCACCACCCAACCACGGGGGGCTAAATCTGGATTCTGTGGCACGATTCTCGCTTTGCATTGCAATCTGAATACTTTTGCACTCAGCTACTTTATACAACGTCCATTATGTAAAGTTATTTTTCAGTTATGCACAGGTCATACATACGTTTTGTTGCTTTGCTGCAACAAATCGCGTGACCTGTGGATAACTTGAACAACTTACGTCAGTTTGTCTGTGGGTAACTCAGCCTCGATGAACTCCCCATGTCGCAGCGCATCGAGCCGCAAATTAGCCAGATTGACCGTAACGCTCGGCATTTTGTTCTGCGCATACGCTGCTGGATTCCATCTTTCAGCCACCCACTGCCGCGTTTGGACGCGTAAACGAGCCTTATTTACTTCACTTATGTCTGTTTCGTCAGCAATTTCTATCGTTTCCGACACCAAATGGTCAGCCGCTCGTGCGCGCGCGTGCGTGAGGAAGGATTCCTGTTCTGGCTTGTCCAGCCATTCATGCAACGCTCGCTTGCTAACGCCAAGCTGCATACAGATGCGAGCCTCGGACATACCAGCTTCGAACATTGTTCTGAGTTGATCTTTCGGCAATGTGTCCAACAAAGCCATGTCGTGATGCTTCTTTTTATTTCCAGCCATTTAAACGCTCTCCAATCAATTATTTAGTTAAATACTACTCTAGGTATTCACAACATATTTAAATCGCTTTAAAGTGCCTTCTGACTCGTTTTAGAGCCATACACAGTCGTGTCGAACACTTTAGCCATACGCGAACCGTTCAAAACACCATCATCTGATGGCATATCCTCTAAACCAGTTGCTCCACCATCAGGAAACTTATTGGCTGGCTTGTCAAGCCTAACCATCTGCGCTTGAGGATATTGACGCTTCAGAGCCATAGTTTCCTTGACCACTTCAGCGTTCATCACCAACTCTAGTTCTTCCATGCACCAGATGTGTCTGCGCGTATCAGGACCAGCAAACTGGTCAAAGTGCAGCGCATCCTCGTAAGTCTCAACCACGACCATGATTGAGCCATCCTTCATCTCATACTGGCAGTTCTTAACCTCGGGCACCTGTTTAACACCAGTTGTAACAGCCCACTGCTCCAGTGCTGCATAAGCCTTCTTCATGCCTTCCACTGCCTTTGTCAGCCTAACCTCATCTCGCATCTTCTGTGCAGCGTAGATTCTTTCCGATTGAGTCCAGAACTTGACGCGGAACTCCTCATCCACCAAACCAATCAACCGACTGATACCCCACTTGCGTTCATGCGCTTGTTGAACGTTAAGAAGTTCAATCAACTTGCTTCGCATGAACAACTCAAACGGGTCCGCTGGAATACTTGGTTGCTCAACCTTCTTTTTTATCTGCCTTGTTGCCACAAATCTCTCCTTACACTTTTCTTACAAATCTATCCCAAATCGACTGCGACACATAGGACATTGGTGTGTGTCTTATAGACCCACACACCATATGTCCTACCTAAATGTCGGGACAAATGGACTTTCCCATATGTCCAAATGTCCTACCATTTGTCCTAGTACATCCATCACTTACTAAACGGTACGACAACACTTGAACCGTCCCCGTCAGCATAAATTGCCCAGACCCAATCCTTATGGATTTCGATCTTTTCAAGGTCAGTTAGCGTCATCTTTACCCTCGCCCATGCTTTGTTGAATGTCGCTGGCTCCACATCGCTGCCAAGTTTTGCCTTGAATTCTTCTCTCCACTGGTCCAACTTGATGGCTTTGTTGCGCTTGCCATCAATGTTTTCCATCATTCCGAACTTCTTGATGGCTGAGTGCAACGCTGTCAGCGCCAGCCTTTGGTTGTGTCCAGAGCCTGATCTATCTGGTGGTGGAGATGCGTTAGGACGCTCAACGTTCAATTCATTGTCAACTTCCACCGCCAAACTGCTTACCGTGTCGAACCCCAAAAGTGTTGTGGATAACTCCACCGTAATCATTTGAAAACCGTACCTTTGACCGTCCTCACCGTCCTTCTGCTTGCTGATGTGCAGGATTCCTTTTGGCGCGTCCTCGATTCTTATGATCTCCAGTTCCGTGTCAACGGCTCCAAGTAAGCTGCTGTGACCACGCAATCCTTTGGTGGCATCCTTACCAGCGTGATGGACGACTAGAAGTGCGCAGTTGTATCGTCCTTGGATTGCGCCAGCCGCTGTGATGAAGGCTCCCATGTCCTCGCTTGCGTTCTCATTGCCACCACCAAACGCTCTGGCTAGTGTGTCGATGACCACCAGTTCAAACTGGATTTCATGCGTTGCTTGGATGTCATCCACGGCTTGGATTAAGTCTTGGATGTCGGTTGCTGACGAGCGTAGGTTGATCTGTTTTCTGAGGAAGAACACTGGCGCACCTAATGGCGTGTTGTGATGCTTCTTCATGGCTTTGATACGCGCACCGATACCACCGTGACCTTCACCAGCAATGTAAAGCACTGCACCTTGATGCTTGACTTCTTTAGTCAGGAATTCTCGTCCTGTTGCAATGCACTCCGCAATATCCAATGCCACGAATGACTTGAATGACGCTGGTGGCGCGTACAAGGCAACAAATGCTTTCTTTGGAATCACGCCTTCGATTAGCCATTCCACAGGCTCGTCGTCAATGTCGTCCAACTGCTCAATCTTGAATGGTTGTCTTTGTATACTTAAATTCGTTGATTGGATACTTAACTCTGGCTGCTCTGTATCTTTTTTCTCTGCTTCAACGAACCTATCAGGTATCGTTACATCATCCTCTGATGTGATCTTGTCCGTGTTCTTGGTCAACGCCGCCAAGTCCTGCTTGTCATAGCCGTACCTGTTCACATACTCATACGCATCTTCCTTGATGTAATCCAGCGGTAGGTCCACGACTCGGATGGAGTTGGTGACGTTCTTGAGTGCCTTTACTGCCTTCTTCGCGTACTCCCAACCAACCTTGTCGTTGTCAGGCAGGATTACCACGTTCAGACCAGCAAAATACTGGATTGCGTCTTCAGGAAAGCTGCTGGCTCCTTGATGCGTACAGGTAGCGACGACACCAATGGTTTTGAGCGCGTCCGCTGCCTTCTCGCCTTCCGTCAGGAATACGGTTCTGTTGTTTGCTCTGGCTGCTTCCACCTCTGGCAAGTTGTACGGGACGATCTTTGCGCCAGTGATGGACATATGGCGCTTGCCATTCTCGTCCACCCTGATTTGCTTGTACGTCTTTCCCTTTGAGTCGTTGGTCTTGTAACGCTGCTTAATGAAAAGCGTCACACCGTCCTCATCCGTATAGTGCCACTCATGTTCCAGAGTTGGCGCTTCAAATGGCTTGATGCTGGCTAAGAGTTCAGCGCGTGGCTCCAAGTCTGGCAAGAGTCCGTAGTCCTTAACAGCGTTGAACACGTCATGCTGCTCACACCCGCCGTGGCACTTGAACAGCGGTTTGCCATCAGGTCCATCAGTGATTGAAAGGCTTGGATTCCTGTCACCGTTTCCTTGCCCGTGAGTTGGCAACGGGCAACTCGCCAGCCAACTTCCGTTGACCTTCTTCGCGTTGCCTAGCGCCTTTGCTATTTGTTCGGCTTGCATTTATTCTGCATCCCATTCTTCTTCTAGTGTTTCAATACGTTGCTCCAATTCATAGACCCTTTGAGCCAATGCAATTACGAGCAACTCCAAAAATTCTTCGTTTAGTATTTTCATAGAGACAAAAAAACGGGACCGCCGTTAAGCAGCCCCGTCTTTTGTTTGATGTCAGAACATCTCGTCTTCTTCAAGAGCTTGCGCTGCATACGGTTTCGCTGCTGGCGCTGCTTGTGCAACAGTGCCTGATGCCGTGAACTGCTGTTCACCATCATCTTGTGCTGCTGCGTCCATGCCAGCAGGACGCTCAATCCAACTCACGATGTTGAAGGCTGGTACACGGGTTGTGCCTTTACCAATCTTCTCCAACTTCGCGCCTGTGTACTCAATCACTGGCAACTTGCCAGCGTTGGCTGCGCGTTGCGCCGACACTGCGTTGTATAACGCTTCGAGTCCCATATTAGGACCGACACCGTTAGATGACCACTCAACCAAGCCCATCTCTTTGTTGTAGAACTTAACGAGAAAACCGCGCTTGTGTTCAGGAGAAGGCTGCTTACCTTTCTGACCTAACGCTGCGTCAGGAATCCACTCGCGTTGACCAGTAACTAGCAACAGCCAACCTGTTTGCACGTTGTCGCAATCAAACACAACCTTCTTGAGTTGTATTTCGCCATCAGCATTTGTCCATGCGTTGGCTTGTGGAGAGAAGCGGATGTAGTTGCCACCGCCAGATGATGATGAGAGATTAAGCATTTGCTTTTTGCCTTTCAGAGTTATGAGTCAAACGACTCGGGGGTTTGGATTATTGCGCAAGTCCAACTGCTCTCGCAAGCGTCAGACCCGAAGATTCTTTTTTGGTGATGTCATCCAGTAACACTCTGTCTTCTTTAGACAACAGTTTCGATGCTTCTGCTGGAGAAATTAACGCTGTTACATACAGCGATTCCTTACTAATTCCGTGGGACATTAGCAACTCAACTGCTGCTGATTCATCAACCCATTTACGCAGTGCGCGTTTTGGTTGCATCTGCCAGCCACGAATGATTGCACCGCCTTCTAAACGCTCTGTGGCGTATTTGCGCAGTGCTTTGATGTAGTCCTCAACCACGTCAACCTTTGCAAGCATTGCTGCCAGTTCGTCCTCTGTCATGGTGTGCATTGCTGGCTGTGCTGCTACCTCATTGAAGTTCTCAACGTGCGCAGGACAAGTTGCTTTCGCTGGACACCACTGACACGCCTTTTCAGATGGCGTTGGTGTTGTGCTGCCTTTGGAAATTTCAACTAATGCTGGTGTTAGAAATAGTGCTGCCCAATCATTTAATTCCTTGAACGTCATCTTGTGAGTGCGTGGTTCACCGTGATGCGGCTGAATGATTGCGAGTTCAATGTTCTTGAATTCTTCTTTGAGTCCACGCATCGCACCGATTGCGTAAATCTTCATCTGGTCAGAGTCAGCGTCAACATAACCACGACCTGTCTTCAAGTCTGCAATGACAAGCGTGTCCTTGTCTATGTTGTACGCAATCACGTCAGCAGTGCCGCCAAGATTGAGTTTGTCCGACTCGTATGCTGTGACGTACTGCTCGACCTTTAATGTGCCAAGACGCAGTTCCAAATCTCTGATGTGATTGACGTGTTGCTGCGCGAATTCTGCGTTGTCTTCAGTGATGGTGATGCCTTCAACTTCTTTGCCAATGAAGTCCACTGGAGATACACCCGTCAAGATGCAAGTCTCAGCAACAGCGTGAATGGCTGTTCCGATTTGCGCTGCTTCTCCTGCTGGTTGGTACGGTATGCCTTCGCACAGCTTCACAGATGCAGGGCAGTTAATCCAGCGTGATGCTGCTGATGGTCTTAGTTTTATTTTCATGGTTTCTTCCTAGTTATAAATGTATGAATAGTCGAGACAAGTTCTTGCTGCCATTAGGCGATTGCGTTCATCTTGCGTCATTGATTCTTTGATGTCGAAATACTCATCAACGTACATCTTGAAGAAGAAGTGACAAGTCATTGCATCTTCAAAGCGTCTGTCATCAATTGAAATTTGCCTTCCAAGTGCATAATTTTGAGATGATATGAACGCCTTCATTGCATCAATCACTTTCGATTCCATGACTGCACCTCACTCTCACGCTCATGGCTGAACAAGTTGTAAATGGCTGAACGTATCTCCTGTGGAACTGCCCAACCAACAACGTCAGGGTTCAACATATCGCGCAGAATGTTGTCACGCGCTTTAAGCTGCGCTTGAGTCTTCATCAACTCAGAGCCAAGCCAGACAATGTGTTCGCGCATCACTTCGGTTTCTGATTTGTTTTCGTTCACGTCCAACTCTCCTTTATCTTGTCAATGATTGATTTTTCTTGTGGTGGTGGTATTTGAATCAGCGTTGGAATCTGCTTCATGTATTCCTTGATGCATAACTCTGCGTATTCGTGCATCTGCTCCTTTGAATACTTCGCGTCAAATACGTTGCACTTGCGTGGTAAGCGTGGAAGTTTCATGCTTCACCTTTTGCTCGGATTGCTGTGGCGCAGTTGTAGGCGGTGTCATAGCCATCCATGTGGCTACCGTCTTCTGCTGCGTCTTCACACACCTTTGCACATTTTTCACGCTCATTTAAGGCAACAAGTTTGGCAAAGGCGATCATGTCTTCTTCTGTTCCAGCGGCTGCAAATTGATCGGCAACACGAAAGCCAACAAACCTAGCAATTTCAATTACTTCATCCTTAGTCATGACTCACCTCTTGCTTTAATAAACTCTACAGCTTCATCTAAATCAGGGGAATCTATAAAATCTTTAACTATTGCAAGACATCCCTTACGCTCTTCTGAAGCGATAAGTTTGACAAAGGCTTTAACCTTGCTCATAGAGTCTTCGCTTATATGTTCTATGTAGTCCATACCAGCCTGTCTAGCCATCTCAATGATCTCTTCTTGTGTCATAACTTGCTCCCGTAGTAAGCCATCATGGTTGCGTCTGCTCTGCCTGAATCCTTGACACGAGCAAACTGTTGTTGGTGATCTGGATGTAGTTCCATGCAGCGATGACGGATTGCGTCCTTACCTTTACCGCATTGCGTTGCCTTCATCCATGCTTGTGGTGTAACGAATGTGATTGGCACTGACAGCGCAGACAGAGCACCTTCAATCAAGCCAGCAGCACGACCAAACGCAAACATTGATGTCACGCCTTGATTTGGCATTGCGCCAACCTTCTCAACGATTGCGTGAGTTGGATTTAACTCCTTGATGGCAGCAGCCACGCCTTGTGCAGAGATGTGGTTCTTCTTCTTGCCGCCGCGAATGACCTCAACGCAAGGCATATCAATGATGCGCTCAAACTTACCGTCAACGTACAGCGAGAACGCTCCTTGAGCGCCAATGTCAACACCCATGACGCGAATCATGCTGAGTCTTTCGTCAGTTCGCTGATGCGAGTTGTGATGAGCCTGTCCAGTGCTTGCTTCAACTTGTCCACGGATGACACCAATGGAACTGTTTTGCCTGAAATCCAGCGAGAGACTTGGGCTTGGTCCAATCCTGCCTCTCGGCTGACCTCTGCCATATTGAAGCCAGCAGACTCTGCTCGCTTTTTGATGTCTGTGATGTATGTAGATGTGTTCATGTGCAGTATGTTAACATGAACTTGACTATGTAATCACATAGACAAAAAGATGGGTGACAGCGAACCGCCACCCATTGAAAGGCAACTGCGCAGAGGAGAGCCACGCAGCAATGGCTGGAGAAACCGACCAGCCACATAGGATTTTAGGGATTTGTTGCTCAAACGACACACCTGATAAAAATAATCCTTGTCATGCTAATCAAGTATGATATGATTCATTCATCAACAACCACTAAGGATTGAAACCATGAAACTCAACGAAACAACCCGCCGCTTCCCAAACACTATGCGTGAAGCCTTTGGCGACAACTATTACGACTTGGAGCGCCAGCAGCGTTGGGAGTGGATGGAAGGTCACAAATCAGACTATGCAAAACAGGCTGAGTTCTGGACATACATTGCGCTGGCTTTTGCTGCTGGCTTCTTGGTTTCACATCTTTGGGGTTGAACATGACATTTTTTGTAATGACGTTTGTATTGGTTATGTTGACCATCAATTTATTTGCAGCTATTTGGAACCACGATAAAGATAAAGCAATCCTATCTTTCGTTGGTGCGCTTGGATGGCTTTCAGCGTTACTTCAATTACTTCAACACTAATGCTTTTTGGAGAGGAACAATTTATGTCCGAGCAACTACAAAACGACATTGACGACATCGTGACAGACTTCATTCGCCGTTCAGGTGGAAAGATTGGAATGATTCGTCCTGATGAATTAGCCACCATGATTCGTGAAGCAGCCAGCCGTGGAGCAATGGCTGGATGGCTTGGTGGTGTTAAGCAGGAGCGTGAACACTCACGCAGCAAACAATCACAGGTGCAGAAATGAAAAACAGAATACAAGCTCTGCTGATGGCGCGTGAACTTGAAGCCTACCAAGCTGAAGGACCATCAAAGATTGCAACTATGCTGTGCGATTTGGTCAAGCAGCTTGAGATTTACGAGCAAGAAGTTGACTCACTGCGTGACCGTGTGAAGACTCTTGAGATGGACATCATGGAGCGTGACTTGTGAGTCGTAAGAAATCAAAGTACAAGCCAAGAGCAGTTCGTCTTGATGCAATCACTTGGGTCATCAATGGCTTCAGGAACATCAGCGAAACAGGAGATGCAATCCTGCACTTGAAGATCAAGAACCATGAGTCATTGGAGTGTCTGCGCAAAGGAGAAGCGCAGCGCATTGACATTGACACCATCATTGGTGCGTTCAACATTGCAGAAGCACTGGCACGAATGAAGATTGGCGATGACTACGCCAAAGAGATTAAAGCTGGTCAGGATGCTTTGCTTGAAGTTGCCAAGCGTGGCGTTAGTCGTGATGACAAATTCATCTTGAAGGCTGCTGAACTGTCTGCCATCAACTTGACGATGGAAGTGCATGATGCACAGCTTGAAATCACAACCATTGGTGAACTTGAGAAGGCAATGGACATCGTTGCCAAGGAAATAAAAGCGCGTAAGGCACGATCAGTATTGGAGAAAACATGATTGACGAAGATGATGACGACTACGAAGCGTGTAGCTGGTGTGGTGGCTGCGGAGAAGGAATGTATGACGGTGCTGCTTGCCGCAAATGTCACGGAACTGGCGTTGAACCAGTAGAAAAAGAGGACGACGATTATGAGTAAAGAAGCAATGAAGCTGGCGCTTGAGGCGTTACAAGGTTCCATCGCTATCACAATGGCAAAGATTGATTTTCGAAACAAAGCCATCAAAACCCTAGAAGAAGCACTAGCCAAGCAAGATCAAAGCACGAAGTGCGTGGGTGAGCCTGTTGGAGAAATGGTTGCTTGGCCTAATGATTTTGAAAGGGTTGGTGTTGATTGGATTAGCTATGTTCCTGACGTTGGAACCAAGCTCTACACCACACCACAACAACGCACGTCACGGAGTGACATGACATGGGTTGGTCTGACGGATGAGGAATTTGAAGCAATCTGGAAACGATATGGTTGCTATGAACTGATGCGGGAAATTGAAGCCAAACTCAAGGAGAAGAACACGTGACAAGAGAAGACATCATCAAAGCAACTCGCAACAGCCTGAACATCTATTCATTCACTGCCGAGGCGCTTGAGAAATTGATTGCCGCAATCCAGTCAGAACATAAATGCCAGACCTGTGAAGCGCTTGCCAGAACAGTAATGATGGATCAGACGGCGCATGACACGCATACCGCAGCGCAGCGGCAATGGGTATGGCTAAGTGATGAGGAGATTGCAAAACTTGATTGTTACGACCATCTTAAATTTGCCCGTGCCATCGAAGCCAAACTCAAGGAGAAAAACACATGAACCACGGAGATGGCGGTAAAGGCTCAGGAAGACGTAACGAAGACTCACAAGCAGTTCGTGACGGATGGGACAGGATATTTGGAAACAAGAAGGAACAACAGACTATGAACGATGATTACGAACATGATGACGATGAAACCATTGAAGACTTTGAAGATGATGAAGGGCGTATCTGTCCTGTCTGTCGTGGTCACATGGTAGTTACAGCCACAGGTATGTATATGTTTTGTGACACCTGTGGTCATCGTGAGGAGCTGGACAATGACGACTACCTTTAAATCAGTCCACATTGAAGGTAAGTGGCCTTACAAGTACGAGAAACCTAATCGAAGGGTGTTCAAGCGTGAGACTATGGACAGGGCTAACGCTCGTAAACGTGAGATCTACCATCAAAAGAAAAAGCTCTTAGGCTTGCAGGTATTTGAGATGGACATTGACATCTGTAACAGGTTGAACCAGCGGAGCGTACATGACACAGTTAAAAGTAGCAAGTAAGTTCCTCAGGCACACCTCCTGTGAGCATTGTGGTAGCTCTGATGGCTCTTCTGTCTACGATGATGGACACCAGTACTGCCATGTCTGCCATGCGTACACAAGGGGCGAAGGTGAAGCACCAACTGTGGTACAAAAACAACAAACAAAGGTATTTACAATGAAAACAACAGGGGAAGTTAAGGCTATCGTAGATCGAGGTATCTCACGTGAGACTTGTGAGTACTTTGGTGTTACTCAAGCTGATAACAAACACTTCTACCCTTATTATGATGAAACAGGCGCTAAAGTAGCTGAAAAGATCCGATCTGTAGAGAACAAGACGTTCTCAATCGCTGGAAACTTTCAGAAAGCGACACTTTTCGGGCAGTCATTGTTTCAAAAAGAGGGTAAATACATCACCATCGTTGAAGGTGAGCTAGACGCATTGGCTTCTTATCAGATGACAGGCAGCAAGTGGCCTACTGTGAGCATCCGTAATGGGGCTTCAGCGGCTGTTAAAGACTGTAAGGCTCAGTATGAGTACCTAGATAGCTTTGAGACTATCGTGATCTGTTTTGACGCTGATGAACCCGGTCAGAAGGCTGCTAAGGAAGTAGCTGAACTGTTCGGGAATAAGGTTAAGATTGTTAAACATTTAAAGG